AAAAACTCTGGCATAAAGCATGCTGCTTACCCTGCTCCAAAGCGCCGGGGCAGGGCCTTCCGCGCAAACACTCACTCAGGCAGCGCGATTTGACAACGCTCAAGCGTTCTATAGCGCTGTTGTCTCGTCTGTCAGCGATGTTGTTCAGACGGCTCGTTTTGACAACGTTCAAGCGTTCTACAGCGCTGTTCTCTCGCCTGTCAGCGATGTTGTTCAAGCAACAAGATTTGACAACGCTCAAACTTTCTATAGCGCTGTTGTCTCGCCTGTTAGCAATGTTGTTCAAACGGCACGTTTCGACAACGCTCAAACTTTCTACAGCGCTGTTGTCTCGTCTGTCAGCGATGTTGTTCAAGCAACAAGATTTGACAACGCTCAGACTTTCTACAGCGCTGTTGTCACAATTGATAGAAATCTTGTTCAGACAGCGCGTTTTGATAACATTGAGACTTTCTACAGTCCTGTTGTCACGACTGTTAGCAATGTTGTTCAAGCGGCACGTTTTGATAACATTCAGACTTTCCATAGCTCTGTTGTCGAGACTGTTAGTAATGTTGTTCAAACGGCGCGTTTCGATAACGCTCAGACATTTTACGCAGCTACAGTTGTATTTTTCAATGCGTTACAGCCATCACTCGTCAGCAATACGCAGACGTTTTATAGTGCCACAGTTGCAGCGGGACCAGTATCACTCGCCCCGTCGATTGTCACCAACAATCAGACGTTTTATGCAGCTACGGCTCTATCTGTCATTACACTGGAGCCGCCATTCGTCAGCAACACGCAGACGTTTTATGCACCAGATGTTCTTCGTGGAACAGTAACACTACTTGCTGAACGATTTGATAATGTTCAGACATTCTATCAAGCGAATGTTAGACTAGACGAACTTGTTGTTCTATCCGGTGTTTCTGCAACAGCAGCCGTTGGAACACCGACATTTTCTCTTGATTGTAGATTTGCAGTTACAGGAAATAGCGTAACGTCTTTCAATGGGAACGTTGTTGTAACAACAACCGTGTTCTCGTATGATGCTAATGCGTTTGATAAAAACAGAATTGTTTACGTTGAAGCGAAGACACCTGCAATTGCTAGGTATGTTTATGTTGAAGCTCAACCAAGAACGCTGTATGTTGAACCAAAATCGACAGCGCGAACAGTTGTGATAGATAGAGACATTAGACAAGTGTATATAAGCCGTGGTACAACAAGCAAAGAACGTACAGTAGATATAGGAACATAATATGTCGTTTAGATGGACTAATAAAGACAAAGACGAAGTGTTGGACTACAGCGTTGATTGGTCACGCTGGCTTGGCGCTGCCACTATCTCTAGTGTATCATGGTTTGTTGATAATGCTTCTGGTGTCAAGACAGCCTTCACTAATGGTAGTGTAGTGAATGGGCTACAAAATGTAACAGCCACCAACACAAACACTGTTGCTACCATCAATTTGGGACTCGGCACTAATAACACTGAATACAAAATCTATTGTCGCATTACAGACAGCACTGGTTCCATTGCAGAGCGTACAGTGAAGCTTCGTATCAAGGAGCAATAATGGCATACAACTATCTAGAAATCACCAATACCCTGCTTCGTTCTTTGAATGAGGTGGAGCTTACTTCTGTTAATTTCCTCACCTCTAAAGGCTTCTATGCTCATGCTAGGGACGCTGTCAACAATGCTCTTCGTGACATCAATCAGATTGGGCAAGATTGGCCCTTCAATCACGTAGAGCAGACAGACGTATTGTCCGATGGTGTTAGCCGTTATGCCTTCCCGGCAGATTCTGCCAAGATTGATTTTGATAGCTTTCGAATCAAAGAAGACGCTACGTTTGGCAACAATACTGTGCGTCTGGAAGTGATTACATATGACGACTATCTGAAGCACTATGTAGACCTTGAATATTCAACAGATACTAGCCGACTTGATGTACCTAGAAAGGTATGCCATGCTCCTAGTGAAGAATATGTCGTTGTGCCTCCTCCTAATGAAGACTACGAACTTGTCTACGAATACTATCGTATTCCTGTAGACCTTATCAATCCTACAGATGTTCCTTTTGTTCCTGAGCGATATAAGCATGTCATTCTTGATGGTGCCAAATATTATGCTTATATGTTCAGAAGCAATGAACAAGCTGCCAATATTGCTAAAGGCAAGTTTGAAGAAGGATTGAAGAGAATGCGTACTATCCTTATTAATAGGTATGAGTACATCACTTCAACATATATCCCGCAAGGCAGTATGATTGTTACCGGATCGAGAATATCATAAATGGATAGGTGGCAAACATACCCTGTTGAGTTTCGTGGTGGCTTGGTAACAAGCCTATCGCCGCTTCAACAGGGCATTCAAGAACCCGGCAGTGCCCGTGTTTTGCGTAACTATGAACCATCTGTTGACGGTGGGTATAGGCGTATTTTAGGATGTCAGAAGTTTGATACAGCAGTAGTTCCTTATTACGGAAATGCTGTTGTTCAAGGAGGCGGGCAAACAGGAACAACGCTGTTGCTTGCTGGTGTTACAGCACCACCTGTTGTAGGCAGCACCATTACCATTGGTGCCAACACCTACACCATTGCTTCTGGTGGTGTTAGCTATAACAGCACATTGCAGTCGTTGACGCTCACTCTGACATCATCTTTGGTGTCTAGTCCTGCTGACGGCGCTGCTGTTACGTTCAGTAATAACAATAGTCTTATTACAGGCGTTGCAGCATGGGATGGCTCTGTCGTTGCTGTAAGAAGCAGTGATGTTTATAAAAGCACTGGTAGCGGATATACACGAATAAATGTTCCTTCACATGGCACTGTATTAGTAAATGGTGGTTCTCAAACAGGCTCGTCGCTGGCTGTCGATGGTTTGACATCAGTGCCGCAAATTGGGGATACATTCACCATTGCTGGTGTCAATCTAACATACATCATCACTGCATTGCCAACTGTCACTGCTGGTGGCGCTACATTGGCAATATCGCCTGCGCTTAATAGTAGTCCTGCTGATAATGCTGTCATCACCTTTAGAAGCACTAAATTCACTACAGGCACCAAAGCTAGATTTGAACGCTATCGCATTGGTTCTACGGAGAAAATCGTTGGTGTTAATGGTGTTAGCTTTCCTTTTGTTTACGATAACACTACCTTTAAGAAGCTCACAACAGTGCCTGATATTGAAGGTGCTGAATATGTAGCTTGGTTTAAGAATAGTTTGTTCTTTGCTAAGGGAGATGCTGTTTACTTTTCTTCTCCGTTTTCCGATACAGACTTTAGCGCTGCTAGTGGTGGTGGTGTAATTAATGTTGGTGGAAACATAACAGGACTCGTTGTCTTTAGAGAACAACTCATTATTTTCTGCGAACAGGCTATTAAGCGTATCACTGGGTCCACCATTGCAGACTATCAACTGCAGCCAATTACAGAAAAGATTGGATGTGTATCTCCTGACACCATCAAAGAAGTTGGTGGGGATGTTATGTTCTTGGGGCCTGATGGCTTGCGATTGTTGTCTGCCACAGATCGTATTGGCGACTTCGGTTTGGCTTCTGTATCTAATCGGATACAGACAGAACTAACACAGCTTATTAGAGGTAGCACCTCCTTTTCTTCTGTCACTATCAAATCTAAAAGTCAATATCGATTGTTTGGATATTCCGCTAATATCACTTCCGATAGTGCTAAGGGAATATTGGGAACACAGTTTTCTGATAGAGTGGAATGGGCAGAACTTAGAGGAATTAAAGCTTATACAGCAGACAGCGACTATCATGAACGCGAAGAACTAATCATTTTTGCTAATAATGATGGATATGTTTATAAGCTTGAAGAAGGAAACACTTTTGATGGAGTCAACATCAAAGCTTCTTTCTACACTCCTTATTTGCCCATCAGCGATCCGCGAATTAGAAAGACTTTGTATAAGCTTTACACATACTTAGACCCTCAAGGAAGTGTAACCATTACCTTGAGCATGAAGCTTGACTTCGATGACAAAGGTAGTGTACAACCGGACGCTATTACGCTTTCTAACGCTACCAGTAATGTTGGTATTTTTGGAAATGCGTTGGCTAATTATGGCGCCGTTGTTTTTGGTGAGAAGCTATTGAGAGTGTTTGATTCTCAAATAGTTGGGAGTGGTTTCTCAGTTTCGTTGCAGTTTGAGAGCAATAGCAATGATCCTCCATACAGCTTTGACGCTGTTACAATTGAATACGCATCTCACGATAGGCGCTAAAGGAAAAGTACATGGCTGGCTACATTAGGCAAGACACAACAAACAACATTGCTGACGGAAACGTCATCAATGCTTCAGACTTTGACAACGAATATAACGCTATTGAAGCAGCATTTAATGCAACGACAGGGCATACTCATGACGGCACTTCTGCTGAAGGTGCTGCCATTACGAAGATTGGACCTACACAGGATGTTGTAGCTAGTGCGACAGCGTTGACGCCTAAGACGGATAACACTGTTGACTTGGGTAGCTCTGCGCTGGAGTACAAAGACCTGTACATTGACGGCACAGCCAACATTGACAGCCTTGTTGCCGACACTGCTGACATCAATGCAGGCACTATTGATGGTGTCACTATTGGCGGTGCTAGCGCTGGTGCTGCTACGTTCACCACTGTTGGGGCTACGACAGGTAACATCACCACCGTCAATGCTACCACTGTTGACACCACCAACATCGAGGTAAGCAACGTCAAAGCCAAGGACGGCACTGCGTCAATTACGCTGGCTGACTCCACCGGCGTGGCTTCATTCTTGGCAGCACCTGTGTTGTCGGCGCTGACGGCCTCGCAGGCGGTGTTTACTGACGCCTCAAAGAACTTGGTGTCCAACGCCATCACGGGCACGGGCAATGTGGTGATGTCCACCTCCCCCACGCTGGTGACGCCTATCCTTGGCACTCCCACCTCGGTCACGCTGACCAACGCCACGGGCTTGCCGCTCTCGACGGGCGTGACGGGCACCCTTGCAACGACGAACGGCGGCACGGGGCTGACTTCCTTCACCTCCGGTGGGGTGGTGTATGCCTCCAGCACAAGTGCGCTGACCACGGGGAGTGCGCTGACGTTTGATGGAACAAATGTGCTTGGTGTTGGAACATCTACTCCAAACACTATTGGATATGGCGGCGCGGTGCTTGGCCTTTATGGGGCTTCAAACACAGGCGGCAACATTTGGCTAACTAGCGATGCCACGGCTGCTGGCAACCGTGCAGGACGTATTGGCTTTGGCACTGAGGGCAACTCCACCAACAAAGAATTGGTGCGCCTGACCACAGTGACTTCCGGTTCAACCGCCGGTAATTTGGGTGGCGACCTTCTGTTTTTGACAAAGCCGGATGGGGGCGCGCTGACGGAGCGTTTAAGGCTCGACTCCTCCGGCAACCTCGGGATTGGGACGAGTTCGCCTGATTCAAAACTGCACGTTGTCAGCGGTGCAAGCACTACGCTTGCTCAACTTCGTATTGGTTTTAACGGAACATCCGTTAATTATTACGATGCCAATACGCATTATTTCCGAGATGGTTCTGGCCCGACGAACAGAATGATTCTCGACGCCTCCGGCAACCTCGGCTTGGGGGTGACGCCGAGTGCTTGGCAATCTGGACGTACAGCGTTTCAGTTTGGTGCTGTTGCTTTTTTGCGGGGTGACTCTTCTGCATCAGAGATTGGCGCAAACGCATTCTTTAACGGCACAAACTGGATTTACACCACAACTGGTGCAGCAAGCAGACTAAATCAAGCAGCAAGTGTTTTTTCTTGGCACACCGCCCCCTCCGGCACCGCAGGCAACACGATCAGCTTCACGCAGGCGATGACGCTGGATGCTAGTGGGAATTTGGCTCTCGGCGGCACGACAAACAAAGTTACCGGATTGAGCGGTAGTGGCACGGGCATGACCATTCAAGCGTCTGCTGCGCCGATTCTTGGAATTTGGGACACTTCAGACGCAACTTACTATTTAAATCTTGGTCAAATATCAGAAAACTCGTATTTGTGGAACATCGGTAACGGGTTTTTGTCTTTCGGCACCAACAACACCGAACGCGCCCGCATCACGAGCGGGGGTAATTTGTTGGTTGGAACCACCACCAACAACGCTTCCGGTGGCGTGATCCAAGTCTCCAACGGCATCACCTTCCCCGCAACTCAATCCGCCTCAAGCGACGCCAACACGCTGGATGATTATGAGGAAGGTACTTGGACGCCAAATCAAGGTTCGGGGTTAACAGTTGTAGGAGCATTTAGCTCTTCCGCCGTATATACCAAAATTGGAAACCTTGTTTATGTGCGAGGGTATGTGCAAGGGGCAACCAGTATTTCCATAGCAGCGGGTGGAGTGCTAACTTCAAATCTGCCGTTTTCAAACGGCTTTGACGCTTGCGGTGGTAATTGCACAAATTATAACGTAAACCAAACTTCTGGGGCTTATATACAAAATGGTACAAGTGCTAATGCAACATCAGCAATAACTGCGTCACAACAAATCATATTTGGCTTTACTTATCGAGTTTAATTAACTAAGTCGGATGGCTTAGTCGGACACATTTTCAACAAAAGGAGCCATCATGGCAATCACGAAAGAAACCAAAGTAGATCAGATCACAGTCACCGAGAACGGCATTGTGCTGTACCGTGAGGCCACACGAATTCTTGAGGACGGTGAGGAACTGACCAAGAAATACCACCGCAACAGTCTCACGCCGGGGCAAGACCTGACGGGTGTGCCTTCCAACGTGCAGGCCATCTGCAACGTGGCGTGGACGCCGGAAGTCATTGCTGCACACCAAGCCCAACAAACTGCTGGAGCCCAACCATGACAACCTTCACTTGGATCATCGAATGGATGCAGTGCAAGCCCACTGAGGGCGACAACACCGACGTAGTTGTCACTGCTGGCTGGCGCTGCAACGGCGCTGACGGCGACTACGCCTCTACGGTGTACGGCACCTGTTCATTCCCCGCGCCCGAGGGCTCCTTCACGCCCTACCCATACCTGACGCAAGACATGGTGCTGGGCTGGTGCTGGGACAACGGCGTGAACAAGGACGCAACTGAAGCTGCGGTGCAGTCGCTGATCGCAAATCAGATCAACCCGCCCGTCGTGCAATTGCCGCTGCCATGGTCATCCGCCCCGCAAACGGCCTGATTGGCTGGACCCTTCGTCGCACGGGCTTCGCGGGAGTAACGCTCCCGTGGGGCATCTACATCTTGCCCGAGCGCTTGCAAGATGCTAGACTAGTACGGCATGAACAAGAACACGCTAAGCAAATAGACGAGCTTGGTGTGTTTAACTTTTATGTTCGTTATCTGTGGTTCACCCTCCGCTACGGCTATCGAAACAACCCTCTGGAGGAACAAGCCCGAAAGGCAGAAGACAAATGAACGACACCAAAATCACCCTGACCCTCGGCCTCGTCAACGGCATCCTGCAGTATTTGGGCACACGCCCATACGCTGAAGTTTTCCCGTTGGTGCAGGAGATTCAGAAACAGGCTGCTCCACAGGTGCCTGCTCCACAGGGCGCTGAAGAGCCGCAGCTTGCGGGTTTGAACGACTGAAATGATTGAAATAGTAAGCGGTGGTATATTTGGTTCTCTCTTGGGCGGGCTATTTCGGCTTGCTCCAGAGATTATCAAGTTTTTTGATAAAGCTAATGATCGCAAACATGAGCTTGCGATGTTTACGCTGCAAACTGATTTGGAAAAAGTCAGAGGTCAATTTCGTCTTGAAGACAAGTATGTTGATCACAGCGTAAATCAACTTGAAGCAATTCAAGAAGCATTCAAAGAACAATCTGCCACCGCTACTGCCTCATACAAATGGGTTGCTGCATTATCTGCATTGGTGCGACCAGTTATTACATATACCCTGTTTGGCTTGTATGTAGCATTTAAGATTGTCATAATTAGTTATGCTATCGATACAAATGCAACGTGGTATGATATTGCTACAAAACATTGGACTGTTGAAGATTTTGGCATGCTCAACATGATTTTGACATTCTGGTTTGTGGGTAGGGCAATTGAGCGTTATCGGCAGTGACAGCAGAAGCTATCCGCATTGCCAAAGAAGTTTTATGCAAACCATTTGAGGGGTATGCTAGACGTCTTCCCAACGGAGATTGTCATGCCTATCCCGATCCCGGTACAGGCGCACAGCCTTGGACGATAGGATGGGGCAGCACAGGCCCTGAAGTGAAGCATGACACTGTGTGGACACAACAACAGGCTGAAGCGTCTCTAGACAATCATTTGTTACACTTCTGTGCTGGGGTATTGACAATGTCTCCAACACTATTGCAAGAGTCTCCGAGACGTCTTGCTGCAATTATTTCTTTCGCGTATAACTGCGGACTCGGAAACTATCGCATCTCCACTCTTAAGAAGCGTGTTGATGCTAAAGACTGGAATGGTGCACGTGAAGAAATCGTCAAATGGAATAAAGCCGCTGGTAGAATAATGACAGGTCTTACCAGACGTAGACAAGCAGAAGCGCAACTAATGATATGAATATTCCATCTTCGCTGAAGATCATTGGTAGAGAATACGATGTCGTAAAACTAGACTACGACAATGAACAAGTTGGTGGAGTAGATTTTGATAATTGCACAATAGGAATTAAATCAGGACAACAAAAACTATTAGAGGCTGATACACTACTTCATGAATCTCTACACATCATTGATGAAATATTCCAACTTGAGTTAACAGAGCGTCAGGTATATTGTGTTGTCAGTGGTATAATGGCCCTACTTAGAGATAATGAAACTCTTTTGCCATATATTAACGATGCCCTTGTTTCACCGAGAAAACTATGAGTAAATTCACCGCAAAGCAAAAAGAAATTGTAGCCCGTAAGCTTGGCTATGACGGTCCTATGCAGGGCTTTGATGAGTTTTTGCAAAGCTCTCCTGCTTTGGCTATAAAGTATGGCATGGTTGCTAAAAAATATATGGCTAAGGGTGGTGTTGTTAATAAGTATGCTGCTGGTGGTAGTGTTTGGGGCGGCAAAACATTTTCCGGCCACACGCTGCCAGACAACTGGGACAACTTATCTGGCGCGCAAAAGATCAACTTCTTCAACCAGAACGCCATCACCCCTGAACAGATTAAAGCCGCCGCCCCAAACACTACAGACGCAGACATTCAATCTTGGCGCACGTATATGGGGTATACAGTGGCACCAGCGCCTGCACCTACATCAGCGCCGACAGCAGCGCCTGCACCAGCGCCAGCAGCACAGTGGGGAGGGCGGACCTTTTCCGGACACACGCTACCAAGTGACTGGGACAACTTATCTGGCGCGGATAAGATCAAGTTCTTTAACGAAAAAAACGTAACCCCTGAACAGATTAAAGCCGCCGATCCAAACGCCACGGACGCAGACATTCAATCGTGGCGCAATTATATGGGGTACACGGCAGGGGCACCAGCAGCGCCTACGCCAGCGCCGACAGCGCGTCCTACGTTGACGCCTACGCCAGCGCCTACGCCTGCACCTACGCCGCGTCCTACGCCTGCGCCTACGTTGCGTCCTACGTTGGCGCCTACGCCAGCGCCGACAGCGCGTCCTACGTTGACGCCTACGCCTGCGCCTACGTTGCGTCCTACGTTGGCGCCTACGCCTGCGCCTACGTTGCGTCCTACGTTGGCGCCTACGCCAGCGCCGACAGCGCGTCCTACGTTGACGCCTACGCCTGCACCTACGCCTGCACCTACGCCGCGTCCTACGTTGACGCCTACGCCTGCACCTACGCCGCGTCCTACGTTGACGCCTACGCCAGCGCCGACAGCGCGTCCTACGTTGACGCCTACGCCTGCACCTACGCCTGCGCCTGCGGGCGCTGTTACACCAAAAACAAATCCTGCTACGGCATATACAGACACTGGTGTTCCGATTGTTGGTTCAACGCAGCAAGTGACAGCGCAACAAACCGCTACGCAAGATTTGAGTCTTGATACTACGAGGTCTGAATATCAACTTGGCGTTGCTCCTACAGGAACCGTAGTAAAAACAGATTCTGCAGAACAGGCAACTGCAGGTGAAGGTGGCGAGGGTGAAACATATGAAACCAGCACAGCATTGACTGATGTGCAGGATCAAATGAATAAGCTCATTGCAGAAAAAGGCACGTTGTCAGAAGGTTCTAAAGCTGTAGCTCAAACAGGAATTTTGTCTGGGGGTGCTACAGCTAAAGCTGTCGAGCCTGCCACTGCCGCAAAAGTGTCGGCTGTTAAACCATTAATTACAGCAGAGGATATGCTTGCAGCAGCAGCCACTGTTGCTGACGTTGGTGGTCCGTCTTCTGCTACTGCTCAAACTACAAACGAAAAATTCATAGCAGAAGTTGCAAAACTGACAGGTTCTACACCAGAAGCAAAAGCTGCAACCGACTACACTCTCGGCACTGCTGGTGCTGCTACGATGGCACCTACTACGGTGGGGGAAGCAGCAAAAGCTGGTGAAATTCCTGAAGCCATTGCAGAGCAAAGCACGGCTACGTCTACTCTTGAAGCACAACAACGCGATGTTGTTGAGAAAGAACTTGTAGATGTTGCTCGTCAGAATCTACAGATTACAGAGCCTATTAAGGCTATAGCGGCTGTAGCTGACAAACTTAATCAAGCTGCTATTGTCATTGCACAGCAGGCTAATTTTGACCAAGCGTTAGCTTCGACAGAGCAAGGACGGGTTGAATCTGCTTCGACAATTCAGGGACAGCTTACGTCTTTGATGCAGCAGTTTAACGATGGCACTCCTGCATGGGCTGCTGGCGCTATGCGAGCGGCTAATGCCGCTATGGCAGCGCGTGGTCTTGGTGGTAGTAGCATGGCAGGTGCTGCCATTGTTCAAGCGACTATGGAGGCTGCTACACCCATTGCTGCTGCAGATGCTAAGGTGTTTGAACAGATGCAATTGACGAATCTAAACAATCGTCAACAGGTTGCTTTGGCAAATGCTGCTGCTTCTCAAAATCTTCAGCTTGCCAATCTGAACGCTCGTCAACAAGCTGCGTTGCAAAATAGCTCTAATGCGTTTGCGTTGCAATCACAAAGCTTGTCTAACCAACAGGCTGTTGTTCTTGCTAATGCTCAGATTGCTGCTGCTGTGCAACAGAAAAACCTTGATGTTAAAACATCGGTGGCGCTGACCAATGCAGCAAAGTATGCTGAAGTTAACAATCTCAATTTGTCATATCGTCAGCAAGCAAACCTGCAACGTTCTGCTGAGAACATTCAGATTGACATTGCCAATCTAAACGCTCGTCAACAAACCTCGTTGGCTAATCTGCAAGTGAGGGCATCTATCAAGGGTCAAGAGCTTAGTAACGAACAGCAGATGGCTGTGTTGCAAAGCACTCAAAACTTTGAGGCTGCACAATTTGATGCAACAGCACAACAACAATCTTTCATTGCTGAGTTTAATGCCAATGCTGCGCTAAAGGGACAAGTGCTGTCAAATGAACAGCAAACTGCCTTGTTCAATGTTAGCAACGTTATGCAAGAACGAGGCATGAAGTTTAATGCTGAACAACAAGTGAATTTGTTGAACACGACAAATGCAATGCAGGTTGATCTTGCAAACTTGTCGAACAAGCAACAGACAGCGCTTGCCAACGCGCAGATTGAGGCTGCACTAAAAGGACAAGAACTCAGCAATAAGCAGCAAGTGAACATCACTAATGCTGCACGTGTTGCTGAAATTGCTCAAGTAAACTTCACTGCAGAGCAGCAAACCGCACTAGCTAACGCGCAATTTATCCAGCAGATTAACCTGCAAGATATGAGCAATGAGCAGGCTGTAGTGCTTGCTAATGCTGCCACCACAGCCTCAATGGACATGGCAAATCTGAACGCAAAGCAACAAGCTGCTGTTCAGAATGCTCAAGCCTTTTTGGCAATGGACATGGCAAATCTTGACAACACGCAGAAGACATCGTTGTTCAAGGCGCAACAGCTTGCACAGGTTGCGTTGTCCGATGCTGCTGCTGAAAATGCAGCAAAGCAATTTAATGCCTCAAATAAACAGCAGGCTGATCAGTTTTCTGCATCGCTAACAACTCAGGTGTCGCAGTTTAATGCTGCACAGACCAACGCTATTAATCAGTTTAACGCTGGTCAAGAGAATGCGATGGAGCAGTTTAACTCGCAGATGAAGACGCAGCGTGAGCAATTTAATGTAACCAATCGCACTGTCATTGATCAAGCTAATGCTCAGTTGTTGGCACAGGTTAGCACTGCCAACACTGCTGCTGTCAACGCTGCCAACTTCGCTAACGCACAAGCCATGAACAACATGACGATGGCTCAGTATAATAACGAAGTGCAGCTATATCGCGACCAAGTGAAGATGGTGTACGATAGCTATGAACGTGCAGAAGATAGGGCTGCGTCTATGGCTACAGCGTTGTTGACAGCCGATGTTAAACGAGAAGAAATTGACGCTAACACAAGTGCCTCATATGGTAAATTGATTGGTGCATTCCTCGGCACTTCTACTGGTGAAAAAGCAGTAGACAAGGTTGTTGGTTGGCTCGGTGGGCTATTCGGTTAAGGAATAACAATGCAAAATTACAAAAAGTTTATGGCGCAAGTTGAAGAGCGCATTAGTGGCATGAGTCGTAAGCCGTCTAAGTCGGACGGCATCATGGCTCGAAAAGAGAAAGCTGCTAGTGCAGATCAAGACTACATCGACACTGTTGCTTCTTACATCGCCACCATTAGAAAAGCTGCACAGAAAGTGAAGGCAAAGAATGTCTCCTGATTTTCTTCATCAACCTATTCCGGGTATCTCATTGACGGGAGCACCCGGTAATGCTCCTTGGGAACAACCTCCTAAGTATACGTCGATTGATGAAGTCGTTGATTACTATTCTGATCTTCTAGTTGAAGAAGAAACAATTGGTAATGTTATCGACGTCATCAAGCGCAATGTTCCTTTGCTGACAATTGCTGAAGGTATTATGCGTACCGGTATTATGCAAGGTATGCATACTATTGATGCTGGTATGTTGGTTAAGCCTATATTGGTTGAACTACTCATTGCACTTGCTGAAATCTACGGTGTCAAATATGTCATTCAGGCAAGCGACATTGAGACGAATAGATTTATGCCGATTGATGCTGTTGAGAAAGTGGTGGCAGAAACTGTCACTGAGATGCAGGAAGTCAAAGAAGAAACTGGCGGCATTGTCGCTAGGAGGAAAAAGTAATGGGATTCAGTCTTGCTGGTTTCGGCGCTGGTCTTGCTGAAAGCGTCTACGAACGCATTGAGGAAGAGCGTAAGTTTTCCAATCTTGCTTTGCAGGGGCGCATTGAACGTGCGTCTGTGCTGAAGATGCAGCAAGACAAAGAAGCTAAGGCAATTGAAGAAGAATTGCGTCAGCGTAGGGATAGGCTTGTAGAGCTTGGTGTTACCGATCAAACTCTTCAAAAGGCATATCTGACTTCACCGCTTGCATACGAAACACTTGAGAAAGCTCAGAAGAGTGGACTCAATGTTGATCCTGCAAAGCTCATTACAGTGAATCAAGACAAGCTGTTTACTGGCACTTCCGATGAGTTGATTAGGAAAGCTACTGCCGCACAGGACGAAGTTGCACCAGCAACCATTGCTACTGGCGAAGGTCGGTCATGGCTGTCTCCGTCTGCTGGTCAAATGCAACGCAGGTTTGAACAAACTGCTGGTGCACGTGGAATGACTCTGCAGGATGTAGCACGTGCTGAATCTGCTGCTCGTCCAAAGATGCCAGAGCCTGCTGCAACCATCAACTTTGGTTTGCTGAAGAAGGAAGATACGTCAACGATTGAGAACAGGCAAGGCATCCTTGATCGAAAGGCTGCAGACGCTATTGCTGCTGATCCTAACAGCCCAGAAGCTAAGGCAGCTAAGAAAGCTGCTGACGACTATCGTGCTGCGTCGGCATCTGTTATTCCTCCAAAGGAAGACAAGACAACGTGGAAACAACGACTTGAGCGTTTTGAAACAGCCTATGCCGATGCTGCAGATAAGTTTGGCCCTGATAGCAAAGAAGCTGTTGCTGCTAAAAATCGTGTTGATGCCTATCGTGCAACAACGTCTAATCTGACAGAAGATCAGCTAGATCACGCGAAGAAGCTCTCTCGCGCTCAAGCCATTGTCTTTGATAAGACTCTGACAAATGTCACCGAGCAAGATAGGAAATGGGCAGAAGGCTATCTGCGCGAATATGACGCATATAAGAAGCGACAAGAGGCTGCTGGTAAATCCGATGAAAAGATTCCGTCGCCTAATTCGCTAATCAGCATTGGTCGCACTGCTGGTGCTAATGCTGTTCGTGCAACGTTTGGTGCTGGCGCTTTGGGTAAGCAGTTGTCGTTTATTACCAATGCTGATGGTAGCACTTCTATGCAGTATTCTGGTGATAAGCCAGATGTACAAAAGCAACTTATCCGTCGCGAACAAGAAGGTATTGTTGCCTCAATGCGTCCGTATATGACATCGGATGGTAAAGTGGCAGATAAGAAGGTTGAAGTTGCGCTGCAGTCTTTTGGCATCACGCTTGATGCCAATCGACGCCCTGTGTTGATTGAGGCTCCAGCACCAGCAGAGCCTCGTCAGGCTCCTGCGCTGCCGTCACGTACTCCTACAGCGGCTCCAGCGGCTTCTGCTGCTCCAGCAAGGTCTACCCGTCCTGCAACGCCTACACAGGTTGCTGATGAATTCGCCAACATTGGTGCGCCTGCGGGTGGTGCAGCAGCGCCGCGCACTCAGCAACGCCCAGCTAAACCAGCGTCTGTGCCGGGTGCTCCTACCGGTCACTCTGTTGGAGACTACGTTGAGGGCAAGGGCTATGCTGTGTATAACAAGCAGGGCAAGCTAATTGGCTATGCCACAGAATAAGGAATACTAATGCGTTTCGTTCCTCTGTCAGAGGCAACTAACGAACAAGACAAGGCGCAGACTAATCCCCTGCGCTTTGTTCCGTTGGAAGCTGAAGCACCTGCTGCAACAAAGTTTGTACCGGCTAGTCAGGCTATTTCAATTGATGAAATTCGTAAGCAAGCCGACGAAGATCGTAAAACCTTTCAAGCAGAAACCGGACTAGCACCATCAACAATGGCACCTGTTGAAGGTGCTGGTGGTGCTGCTTTTGGTGTGTTTGCTGTACAAGGAAAACAGCGTCAGCAAAACATTGAAAAGCGTAAGGAAGAACAGAAGGCTCAGGAGATTCCGTTCGAACAACTCGTTAAGCGAGACGACTACTTCAATATCGCCAACAGCTACATGAAGGCTGTTGGGCAACCAACGTTTGATGCAAAGAAAGAGTCTCGCGAAGACTTTGTAAATCGCTTCTATAGTCAGCGTCGATTTGCTGAATTCAACACTGTATTCGGAACAATTCCAGAACTGGCGGCGTTGAAGAATGCTGGTCTTGACGACAAAGAATCCATTGCTCTCGGTAGGCGTCTATACGAAAAAGCTGAAGCTGCACCGGGTACTGGTCGTGCTGCTTTCGACATTGCCAAATCTATTCTGGCTGATCCGACAACATATGCTGGTTTGGGATTTGGCAAAGCAGCGTCTTCTATTGTTGCTCGTCAAGGCGTAAAGAAGCTGTCAGAAGACGTTGCCACCCGTGCTGTAGAAAAGCAAGCATTGGGACGGACAGCAAAACGTGCTGAAATTGGTGTATCTGCTGGTGCAGAAGCTGCCATTGCTGGTGCTGCCGACATCACTGCTCAACGCGCTGAAGTTGAAACAGCACGTGTGATGGGTGAAGAAGTGCCCGAATATAGTGCTACACGCACTTTGTTTGCGTCTACGATTGGTGGTGTGGTCAGCGGTGTAGTCTCTGCCAAAACAACGAAGGTTCCGACAATTAAGGAGCGTGGTGAAATTATTGGCGAAGAGCTTACTCGTCGCAACATCACCACAGCAAGTCCGTCTGCACCGTTGACACCGACTGAAGAGAACATTGCTAACGCAATGACACGTGACTTTGAAACTGTGCATTCACAGTATGTCAAAGCCTATGGCAAATCTCTTCTCAACCAAATCGATCCTGCAACGGCTGTAACGGACAGCAAAGTACAGGAAGCCTACAGCAAAACTGCTGTGAAGATGGCTTTGCAATTGATGAAGGACAATCCTACGCAGTTTGGTTTTAACCCTGCGAAGGAACTCATCAGCGATGCTGTATATCGAACCCTGTCGCAGATTGATAAGGTTGACGACACAGCGCTAGAGTCTGCCATTAACAAAGTTGGTTTGCGTCCAGATCAGTTTGCAGCAATGACGAAGACGACAGCGTCTGAAGCTGGTCAAATCTTGCAGAGCTATTCTGTTGCTGCAAAGGCTTTGAAGCGTCTGCGTGAAATCGATCCCGGCTTCAACAAGCAGATGGAAGAGCTTTATGGAGTTGATAACGATCAAGTTGGTGCGCTGTCAAAGATTGGTCAAGGCATTCAGCGTGTTGAGCGTGAATCTAAAGCCATCATCACTTCCGGTATCGACACGCTGGCACGTAACATCGTCGGTAACACCATCGGCGTCACCATGAAGACAGGTGTGCAGATGCTTGAAGGCATTCGCTACAGCGTCGGTACTGCGCTTAGCGCCGCTGATGGCGAGAAGCTGACGGTGCTGCAGAAGACAATGGGAGATGCCTTCAAAGATTCTCTAGGCATGTTCTATTACATGAAAAAGAATGGATTGGCAGAAGACGTCACTGAGAAGGTGTTGGCTAACAATCCTTCGCTGCTCAGTCGCATCTCTAGCGCTACACAAGACACAGACTTAAATGATGTTAGCAAACTTGCACGTTGGTCACAAACTCTTAACAGCGCAATGGACGGCATGTATCGTCGTGCATCGTTTTCTGCATCGTTGGAACGAGAACTTCGTCGTGTTGGTGTCGATCTGTACAAAGATGTTCTAGCAAAGAATAAAGAGATTCCAACGTCTATTCTGAAGAAAGCATTGGACGAATCATTCAAAGACACATTCTCATACACACCTCAGATGTATGCGAAGTCGTTCTCATCGTTTGAAGATACTTTCGAAAAGGTGGGAGCACAGTTTGTTCGTGTTGCTGAAGCACCCGGTATGTCGTTGGCAATTCCGTTCCCACGCTTTGTAACCAACGCCATTGCTTTCCAATACAAATACAGCCCGTTGGGTTTTATTGGCGCAACAGAATATGTTACTCAAGCGGCTAAGCTACGTGCTGCTGGTCAGCTTGATAAGGCTGAAATGGTGGCACGTGAAGGGGCTACAAAGGCTGTTCAAGCCACTGTTGGACTCGGCATGCTTGCTGCAGCCTATGACTATCGCAAGAACAATCCTGATCTGAACTGGAATGAAGTGAAGGTAGGTGGTGGAATTGTTGATATAAAGGCAATTTTTCCGATAGCACCATATCTCGGATTGGCTGATTGGCTTGCACGTGACGTAGAGGGTGGCACTGGCAGTGCTCCAAAGAAAGACATTGTCGAGTCTATTCTCGGTTTCAAAGTTCCTGCTGGCACTCAGCATACTCTGTTGCAAACAGCACAAGAAGTGTTTGATAGCGATGAAAAGGGTGCGAAGTTCCTTGAAGGGCTCGGCAAAACTGCTGGCGACTTCATGGGTCGCTTTACTCAGCCGTTTGTTACAAAGCAAATCTTCGACTTGTTCGACCTGATTCGTGGTGATGAAGCTGTGATGGCGCGTGATCCGAATGTTCTCACCGCTGAAACTGGTGCTGGTCGTGCTGCAGAAGCTGCTGTACAGCGTGTGCAGGCTAAGCTGCCTGTTGTCAAAGAAGAGTTGGCACCAGCTATTGTCAGGTTTAAGGAACAAGAGACACCGTCAAAGGAAGGTGAGTTCTTCAATCGACTCGTTGGCTTTAGAACAACGACAAGCCGAAGCAATGCTGAAGAAGAAATTATCAGGCACAGCACAGACTTGTACAAAGTGTATGGACGTCCTAGTGGTGACAAAGAATTTGATCGCATGTACATCCAGAACACCAACAAGTATGCACTCGACTTTGTTGATGAAGCTATTCGTCGTCCTGACTATAAAGCTGGAACAAGCGAAGAAAAGAAAATGATGATTGACAACGCCATCAAGAAGGCTGTTGAAATCTCTAAGGATAGGACAGAAGGAACCTTTCAAGAGAAGTTTCCTGACAAAATTGATCGCATTCGTTATCTGCGTTTACCAAGCGAAGAGAAGAAGATTGTTAACCAGCGTTACGCACGTGATCATGGTGGCAGGACAATGGAGGAAGACAAAGCCTATAACTTGCTTCCAAACTACAGCGACTTTGGAAATACTAAATACGCCAAAGGCGGCATGGTACAACAGATGACTAGCTTGTTCGGGAAACACTCATGGGCTTGATCAACAAACTCACCAGCAAAGTAGCCAGCAAAGCTCTGACAAAGGCTGCACCGAAGGTGGTGTTGTCTCTGTCAGAGCAGATGGCAGAGGAAGCTGCACCGGCAGCACCAGTTAAGAAGGCTCTGGTAGCCCCTAAAAAGGCTTCTAAGGCTGTGAAAGCAGCAGAGCCTAGTCCACCTACGTCAACGCTTGCTGACGAGCCTGTAGAGGCTGCTGCCGATGAGCCTGTTGTGCTGTCGTTGTCTGAGCGCATGGCTAAGGAAAGCAATGTTGCTGCACAGACTGATGAGATGTTGGCAGCGCCAGAGTCTAAATACAACTTCCCCAACAAAGCTTTCAGCGACGAAGACTACGCTGCTGCTGAAGCCTATTTGAAAGACAACAGCACTGCTAACGTCTTCAACGCGAAGAAGCTTGACGAAGAAGCCTTTGCTAATGAGCTTCAAAGCACAGCAGCATGGCTCAAGGGCATTCCCTACAAAGAACAGCCTCCGTTGCCGTATAAGCCGAAGGACTATGTTCCGTCTGAAGAGGTTGGTGCTGACTTCAAAGCAAAGCCGATGGTGGACGTTGAAGATGTTCCTGAGCCTCAGGTTGCCTCTGAGTTTCTTAGTGGCGACTTAAAGAGCTTCATCAAGACAAAGCAGCGCAACGCTGTTCTTGAAGACATTCGCAAATATCGGGAATACAACTATTCGCGTATTAAACGCATGCCAGATACTGAGAACTTTGACGATGTTGTCATTGGTGTTGCTCAAGGAGACTTCAGAGGTAAGTATGGCAGGGAAGCCGATCTAAGCACTCGCAAAGATAAGCGATTGCTTATGAAGACGTTGCAGGCAAAGCAAGAGGAACTAGACAGCCTTCGTAGGAAGCATGCTAATGTTCCTGCCAAGGTGCTATATCACGGCAACGTAAAGTCGAACATTGAGGCAATCAAAGAATCTGGCTTTGCTAGACCTTCGACGTTTACAAGTCAGCACGATGAGCTTAATGTTGGTGCTCCGTCGTTGACAAGTGATGTCAATCTAAACTTCACCAGCACCAGATTCGGTGGCAAAAACCCTGAAAAGTTTGTCTCATATGAGATGCCATATGCTGACTACGTGTTCTCACGTGTCAACATGTCAACAGATCAATATGCGAATAAAGACCTCAACACCATTGCCAGATCAATCACTGGTGTTCCCGGTAGGGCTCGTCCGTTAAATCTTCCGAGAGCAGACATGTATGAAACAGAGTCTGCGATGCCAGAGATGGACAAGATGCGTAGGCGCTCTGATGTTCAGACGCAGATGGAAATTGCTGAGAAGATTCCTCAGTATGAGAAATATAGGGAGCGTCAGAAACAAGCTGGAGAAAATATTAACAAGATTGTCTCTGACACTAAAGGCACTACCATGACTCAGAAGCAAGCGTTAGACACCTATCGCAACGCTAAAGAATATCTGTACGCCATCTCCAACATAGGCAAGCTTACGACAGCGAAGACGGGTATGGGTCACAGCTATGGTAGTGCCATTGCTCAGTTGGAGTTTAAGGCACCAGTGTTTAAGCGGGCAGCAGATGTGTTGCGACAGAACAACGCTACAGAAAAAGCTGACAATCTGCAGCAGCTATACAATCTTGTCAACGTAAGCGACACCGATACGAAGGCTGCTGGCAAGGTCGTTGCTCTCACCGACAAATTTAACAAAGGCGGCTTAGTAAGCCGCAAATAACTATCGCGGCTTATTCTGCTGAATGCGATAGATGTTGTCGAAGTAGGCGCAATTGAAACCACGCTGCCACTCCTTCCCTTTCAAGCTGTCGATGTTGTACTTGCTGGCAATCCAGCCGCGAGAGAAAGCGTAGTAGCCTTCTTGAAACGCGAACATCGACTCTTTCGAGATGAAGTGGTCTTTGTCGAAATATGATTTCATATCATTTCCCTCAACTGTGAAATTGGAAGGTTGTAACAGTCTGCTTTGATAACGTATTTGTTATCAGTATCCAATTGACCTTTCTTCATAAACACAGCGTCTTTGAAGAATCGATCTTTGTCGATTACACCACACCACCATGCTGTAGTCAAATCTTTTTTGACACGTACAAACGCATAGACATCACAGTCTTGAGTGGTGTTGAAGTTGGCAACGCTGTTGCTGTAGTGCGGCAGGGGTGGTACAGACGTTGACTTTGATTTGACGTCTATCCTTATCCCATTGGCAATGATGTCATAGTCAAATGTGTTTACATGAATAGCATTGAATGACTGCTTCTTAAGCACATACATTGCCACTTCCTCACCAATAAAGCCAACGAGATTGCCCATTCCATTTGTGATGCTGTTCTTGAGCGTTCCCATTTCCTTTACTTTTTTTCTGGCTCTATTCACCATTACATTCGTTATATTAACTTCAATCGTCATTGAGTTTGGCTCGTTCAAAGAACTCACCGAGATAGATGGTGAAGAACGGAATCTTAATAAGAAGTCCTACATAGCACAACAATATTGTTTCTTCGTCGTCTTCGCTATTCTTTCCAGCGCGATAGCAAATATCTTCGTTATGTTCAATGTCAATACCAAAACCAAAACGTGGGCGAACAAGAATATCCATATCATCTTCCTAAAAAGCCGTCGAGGTTTCCCTGCGACGGCTCTGTTATATCACTGACGTATTACCGAACGGGGCATGCGCCAGAAGCGCAATCTGCATCATCCAAGCCAATGCTGGCTTCATCAACGCGAGAGATGAGCCTTGTCGATGCGACCAATGCTTCATATTGCTCTTGTGTGATTTCTTCCAACGGAGCCTGCTTAAAGCCATGTTCGCTGTGCAGCAAAAATGACAGGCTCTTATGAGAATTCTTGTAATACTTCTTCAAGTATTTACGAATCTCAGGAAGCTCTTCTTTTCGATAGTAGACGGTGCAGCTAACGCTGTTATCACTCCAGTTTTCCTGCAGCCACTTAATCGTCTCAAGCTGATCCAGCGCTGTCATGTCCTTAGCCAGCACAGCATGATCGGGATGACGAAACGGGAATGATACCACCACCGTGCTGCGATCTTCGCTGCCGTCGAAGTTCTGCTGATACTCAACGTGATAGTTGTGATCGCGACACACTTGCACCAACGGGTGATTGCTGCTGATACGAATGCGACGAATCATATACCGAGCATACGCAGGGTGACAACCGGGAGTGACACCGGGCAGCAGAGACAGCGTACCGGAAGGCTTCACCGTTGTCAGCTTCACAGACGGAGGAAACTCGTTGTCATAGCTATATTGCTTATCAAACTCACGAAGCTCTTCGTATGCCTTACGCAGCCAACTCTTCTGTTCGTCAGTGCATTGCATGACACCAGTGATGCCGATGCCCATACGCATGTTCTTGTGAACAATCTCTTCCGTCGCCTTCAGATGACAAGGCAACGCCAGCGAATGCTTGTTGATGCGATAGAGCAGCTTTGCAATGTCGATGAACTCTTCATAAGACTCAACATTGGGCAGGAAGATTTCAGCGAGACAACAGGTTTCTTTGTCAGCAAGGCTTTGCTCGGCGCATGGATTATATCCTTGTACATCGTAGTCGGGATAACGAGTGTCACCAAGCAAACCAACCTTACGCGACAGCTTCAAATTGATGAGTCCATAAGGCTCACCCTTACCTTCATAGCCATCCCAAAAGAATTCATGAAGGTCGGTCACATCATTACAGACAACGCTGTTGTTTGACATCGCCCGCCATGACGGAATGTTGCCC